ACAATTTTACCATTATCAAAACGTGATACAAACACTCGCTTGACAGGGAATGTACCACCACGAGGCATGTTCTGCATATTGGGGTCAGCACCACTGAAGCGACCTGTGGCCGTGCGATGCTGCAACAGTCGAACATGTAGCTTACCATCATACTTTGTGTGCGTCTTAATGCCATCAACAAAGGACGATAGATATGTATCCAATGCACTCAACCTACTGACATCGTTGAGAAAATCCCTAGCTACCTGCATATTGTTCTGCGTGGCTATGCCTTTAAGTATAGCTAGATTACCCTTGCTTGTGGAGAAGCCATTGGCACTAGCCCACTTAGCATTGGGTGCAGTAAACTTTAGGCCAGCAACTTCCTTTGTTCTCTGATATAGAAAGCCTGATGCTGCACAGTCTACGCACTTATTTGGTTTGCTGTATGGGTCACCATTCTTTTTCGTCTTGCGAACATAACCTGTGCCATTGCATGGCTTACATTTAACTGCACCAGTTTTGTAGACAATATCTGTCTCAGTCTTTACAACATCCTTAAAGTCCTTCTCCTTCATGTAAGGATGAATGGCGTTGGCCCATACAGTTTTGTTCTTTGGCTTACGACTATAGACAACCCACGACAGTTGCTCTGGGCTGTTGAGATTAATTGGGGTATCCCCCATCAACTCACGAACCTGTGCTGTTAGGTTGTACGTCAGCATGTCCTTCTCTTGTTGGAACTCAGCCCTAACATCCTCAAGTGCGTCCATGTCCACAGTCAAACCACGCTGGTAAATACGGGCCAAACACACAGCCACCTGATTCGTCAGGTCAACTGTACCCATCAGCCCACTATCCTTTGGTGTGTTCAGACGATGCATCAGCTTGTCAGCAAGTTGCTGCGTAGCCTCAAGGTCAGCGACCAGATACTCAGTCAGTTCATTGTATGGTATGTCACGAGTGCTGACACCCTGCTTGAAATACTCTTTCAGCGTATCCTGCTTCTTTGTGTCCAACTCATAACGCTCTGCACATGCCTCAAGCGACAGTGGCTCTTTCTGCCCACGCTGCAAGACATACTCTGCCAGCATCGTGTCAAACACGGGGCCATCATACTTGAATCCAGACTCCCACAGCCACAGCAAATCATGTGCTGCATTGTGACAGATAAGCACAGTAGCCTCGTCCAAGAGCATCTGTACACGCTCGTAATAGTCCTCCTGATTAGGATGGTCAGCGTGGTCAAATGGAAACGTCAAGCACTGCCCTTGGTCAGTAAGTATCCCAACCATGACCAGTGTATTCTCTGGCTCAAATGGGTCGAGGTGCATCTTACCATCACGCTTTGTTACAGTGTTCTCTACATCCAGTGTTATCTTCATACTTCATATCTCCCGTAAACATTATCCAGATTACAATGTAGTCGCCCATGCCATCCTGTCAACTTGTTCTTCACAATATTCAGGTGACGCTGTGGGTCTTGCCTGTTCTGCCCTTCGATAAGTGGGTTGGCTGCAATCAGTATCATCAGGTCTGCCTCTGCTGCCTTGCCTGTCTTTGACCCTTCCATCATACTCTGGTTTAGAACTGTCTTACCCTCTGCTTCAGCCGACAACTGCGACATGTAGAACACGACGCAACCATACTGCTTGCCAATCTCTCTAGCATAGATGACGTTGGCTTTCAATGCTTCATCCTGTCGCGTGTACCCATGCATCGTGGCAAACTTGTCACCCATGTCCAGCACAATCACGTCAGGCTGATAGCTTTTTACCACACTCTCGACCCACGCCATGTTCTTACCTGTCGAGTCCTTGAACTTGATGTTATCTGTAATCTGATTGTATAGGCTGTGCGCTTTCTCCTTATCCCTAGATATTTCTTCCATCGTCATGTGCGTTGCAGCAGTGAGGTATCTCTCTGCTACACGCAGTGCCTTCTCCTCGTTACACAGAATGATACACTTGGCACCCTGATGTGCAAACCCACGAGGGCCAGCAATCATACTGGCATGGAAGGATGTCTTGCCTGTGTTTGGCCTAGCACCAATCTCAATTAGCTGACCAGCATTGACACCCCTAATCTCTTGCGCCAGCGTTGGCAAGTTAAACTTCCATCGACTCTCCAAGGAATGACTCTCCAGTATTGAATCAATGCTGATGTCTTCCCACTCAAGATTCAGGTTGGGGGTGAAGTCATCGTTGTACTTGGTAAGCAACTCCCTCAGAGGCTCCATAGTGGCCTCATCACCATTGGAGTAGTTTACCCCCATGTTCACGATTACCTTGCCTATATGACGCTGGAACAGGCGAGAAACCACATCTGCTGCCACGTCGTTACCCATTGGCTTTTCGCTACCCAGCTTGTGAAACAATTCCTGGTAGGAATGCTCTTGTGCTGTAGTCAGTGCCGGAGTATGTGCCAAGAAATACATCGACACTTCCTCTGGTGTTACAGACCTTTTATATTGCTCCATCATCTTGTCGATGCAGCGTATAATCTTTACGCCTTCGTCAGTGAACAACTCGTCTGGACATTTGTTCACCCTATGCTCTTTATAAAACTCCTCGTCCATCAAGGAGCGAATCATTGTCATTTCCATTGCATGTCTCCTAGTAGTTTCATATCTCTATCGTTCCGGTATTTCAAATCTTGCTGTAGATTCAGTATCTTAACTCTACTTACATAGTTCTCCAAAGCCTGTGCATGGGTTGCCGACTTGGCAATAGCATCAGGGTCAAGAGCAACTAAGACAGTGGAGAACTGTGCCAGATACTGTTTGTGAGTTTGTTGTAAACTCGTGCCAAGCAACGCCACCCCTACAAAACCTTTGACATTGCCAACAACAGCAGCACTAACACAGTCCTCCACCACGACAGCGACAGAACCAGTGCCACAGATATAGGGGAGACTGCTAGACCCATACCTTTTCCACTTAGGCTGTCGCCTTGTCAACGCCCTACCTGTGGCGTCAACAATCTTGTTATCGTGTCTCACCAGAAACACAGCGCGTTCTTCACGCACATCATACATCAATCCTAACTCAACAGCGTCCAACTCGTAACTGTCTGCCCAGTCTCCTACAAGTTGATTGCAAGGGACGATGTATTCTGGTAGCACAAAATCCTCTTCCTTCTTTCCTTGGCGCATCAGTTCGATATCTTCTATCGACCACATGACACCCTTCGCACCACTAGCTTTGCATGATGCCTTGTAACAATTCCATACGATGCTGCCACCCATGTTGGTCACAGAGAAAGTATTGTAGCCCTTACAGTATGGACAATTCGTACGAATAGTTTCACCATACCTGACATCATAATCATTTAGTACATCATTTAATGTTACTATCATATTATGTATCCTTCCTTTGCCGCATCTAATGTTTAACTACCATGATTCCGACGCTTTGTCAAGGCATAATTTGCACTCTCAAACGTATGTTTCATGTATGGCTTGACTGATTGTGGGTTAGCATGTCCTGTTACCGACATGATTTGTCCTATACTCACACCAGCATCTACCATTTCTGTTGTTCCTGTTCGACGTAGGTCACGCAGCTGCAACTCACTGGACAGCCCAGCCTCGTCCATAATCTTTCTCGCATGTCGGGGCAACTTGTACATACTGTATGGCTTGTACACGCCCTGCAATGGATAAGGTCTAGGTGTCACATATTCCTGGAATCCAAAATCATCCTGTTGCTGCTTCAACATGTCGCACAAGTCATCCGATATGGGAAGAAATACTTCTGCCCTACGCTTTGACTGCTCAATATGCACAGCTTGCTTATCAAAATGTATAGAATCCCACGTCAGTAGACGCATGTCACCTAGACGCTGACACCACTCGTAGGCCATCTGTGCAATAAGTCCTATGTTCCTAGTGCTGAAGTCACTATATGCGACTGATAAAAACTGTTGAACATCCTCTTGCGTCCAGACAACCTTACGAGATTGTGTATTTCTTTTCTTTACCTTGTCGAATGGGTTGGTCGTTACATGCTCCATCCTGACACCATGATTAAAAATAATCCTGGCTACAGACATGAGGTGATTCGCAAATGACACACCCCTCTCACACCATCCATCATACATCTTCTTTGCAAACAATGGTGTAATATCTTTGAGGCGTGTGCCATTCATATCCTGCGAAACTACAGTGATGTGGTAATCATACTGCACTTTAGTATCGGGGCGTAAACTCCTGTATTCTAAAGTTTTCTTGTAGTCATTCGACAAGTCAGAAAAGTTTTTCATAGACTACTCCTATAGAAATGATAGATGATTACCACCCACATGTAACACACTGCTAACTCAAGCAGCAAGCTACATGTCCCACTCTTTGATTTCGACATCCTTATCGACAATAGCATGTTTGATGCCCCACCATGCGTCATCTACTTGGCGCAGGTCATCATAGTCAAGGGTGCAAAACTCACTGACCCGACTACGAATCGGAACCCATGCCTTGAGCAAAGTAAGGATAGCATCCTGCTGCGTAGGCGTCATAGCCTTCCAGCATTCGGTTGCTGCTTCACGCTTCAGTTCCCACTCATTCTTTGTCTCACTCATATCTAGTCTCCTTTCAATCACAAGATGTCTGTCGGGTAATCACGGCCACCCAACGCTGCCGCTCTTCGTCGTACTTGACTGGACGAACCAGCCTCGTCCCATACCCAAGAGGATGCCACCCCCTGAAGTATAAGTCAACCTGTTTTTGCAGACCAGCTTCTGTCTCGTCTGTCAATTCTACTCGTATGTCTTTCATTAGCAGTATATCCTTTCCATAATACCATTGAAGGTATGATATAGCATCCAGCCTAAGAAAGCCCAGATACACGCAAACAGGAACGTCTCAATGTCATCATGCGTGAGGTAGTAGTCCACTACTTTGTCCCATAGCTTACTCATGCTCACCTCCATTGCCTCTGCCAAGCCCACCGAAATACTGCGGCCTACGCTTGGCTGTTTCAAACACACCTGCCGTGACAAAGATGCCAGCAATCAGCAGGGCATGGGCAAGCGCACTGATGCCAAAGGCAACGACGCTGCCTACCCACATGCTGAAGATAATGCACCACATCCATGCCAGCACCTGCATCACCATGTGCCGTGTGTTCATGTCCGGTATGTGGGACAAGGGATTGTAACGCCAATCCATAATCATGTTCCAGGTATTACGCATCATCATCCTCGTCTGTAAAAGTTACAATCAGTTGCCACTGAAACGGTATGTTACCATAGCCCATGTCAATCAGGTCGTCACACACTGCGTCTTCAATAGCGTCGGCTGTCGCTTTGTCTATAGCTTCAGTCATGTCAAGTTCCATCGTCTGTCTCCTTTCTTGGGGGCTGATATAACCCCCACTTGATAAGCATTTCTGTTTCAGCTTCGTGATTGGGATTGTCCCACTCAATGTCTATGATGTGCTTGTCATCCCAGTCATGGTCAAACAATGTATCCTCATCCATGTCAGTCCATCCTCGTGACAAAGTAGCCATCGTCAGTCGGCAGCGCAGTGATTGCATATGGATAGAAGTACACAGTGCCGTGGTCGGTGTACATCTTGCCCACATAATGCAAGTCTTCATCTTCTTCATGTGGACTCTGGTACAAGCCATCCTCTGTGACTGTGCCTTCAAACTTATACAACTCCCCAAAGCCATAGCGTTCTGTCATGTATTGCACAAGGTCTTTGGCCGTACCGGCCACGCCACCCAGGATATTGTACTCGACAACCCAGTGAGGCAGCAGGCCAAGTGATTCAACAAGGTGTTCCTTTGGTGCATCATAGTGCGTGGTGTTCAATACCAGATTCATGTCTACTCTCCTTTCGGGCAGGGTTCCATGCTGAAGTAAATGTACTTGTTGTCCACAGCAATGTGTGGGACATCAGGTCGCACCTCTTGCTTACCTACATATGTGAATGAACAATCTTGCTCTAGCTTCTCGTTCATGTCGTTGATAAATTCTGCGTTGTCATGTGCAAACATAGCAAACGCAACAGTCGCTAACAATCCTAACATTTCATTTCTCCTTTCTACTTGTAAGCCTTCTTAGAAAACAAGTCAGCCAATGACACAAGGTACATCTCCGACTTGTTGAAGTCACCACCTTTTACCTGACGAGGCTGTATCTTGTCAAGCACTTTCTTCATGGTGGCTGTCGGGAAGATGATAGTGCAATACATATCATTGTCCCTATCTGCTAGGTTCTGCACCCAGTAAGCAGCCTCTGTCGCATTGATGCCGGATGGTTTATCAAAGCACTGGTATTCCACAGCGATGTTGCCCCACTTCGTCCACATCTCATTGCGTTCAGTCTTTATCTCAAACTTGTCGCGTGTCATGCCCATCATGTGCAGGAACGTATCCTCGCCCCACTCTCCGAAAGACATATCGAAATCAAACTTCTTCTGATTCTGTTTATCTGGCCGCATAGGTGTTCTCCTTTCTATGAATAATTATCGCGCAGGTGGCGATTAGGATGTGACCATCCCTCGTAGTCGTCGTGCATATCGGATGGATAGAACTTGCCTTCTGGAAAGCTATCTGTTGTATCCCGTCCATCCACATATGAACCATAGTATTCCATACCATACTCGACATAGTATACCTCAAAGTCGTATCCTTGTTTGTGCATGGCGTCAAACACTTTGTCAGGTGGTGACCATGCTGTGTCGAACTTGACAACAACAACGTCATCATCCTCGACTTCAAGATACTCGTATTTGATATCCCACTTGGTTCCCCAATTCTCTACGCACCAGTCGTACCAGCCGGATGCCATATCTTCTTCGGGTGGCATCGGCACAATGTGTTCGCACAGGTTGCCCTCTTTGATGGCCGTGACCAGCGATGGATTGTGGTTCTTGATATACATTACATTCTGACACCAGTTTGGCATAGCTTGTCTCCTTTCTAAAACTTAGGTTCGTATAGTTTGCCTTCTGCCAGCAGGATAGTCAAGCGTTTAATCTCTGCTTGCCTAGCTGGGCATACGTCCTTACTTTCCCACAACCTTTCGTCCAGGTATTTACGCAATGCCTTCAGTTGTGCTTGTACATTGACAAGGCGTGGGTCATCTTCTGGGTCCAGTATCATGTGTCCAATCCTTTCATAATGTGAGCGATAACATCTACAGTCCAGCCATTGCCCAGCATCTTGTATCGCTGCGTGTTGCTGACATGGGCTGTGTACCCTTCTGGCACAGTTTGCAGTCTCTCGCACTCCAATGGCGTTAGCTTACGATAGTCTGCCATCGTGTCATCAGCGAACACTAGCTGGCGTCTGCGCTTCTGGAAATACTGTGTCTTGTTGCCACCCTTCCAGTAGTTAGCGTCGATGCAGTACGACTTGTCCCTATCGACATAGCCAGATTCAATGACATCCTGTAACAGAATACCTTTGTCGATAGGCTCATAGTACCTACCAGTAAATGGTATGTTAGTCCAGTAGTATCGTTGTCGGTTCTGTGCCGACACCTTGTCACTGTTTATCAGTATCGGCTCGACATCCAGCGCGTCACTGATGATGTCCATTGATGACTGCTTCATCCTAACATTCTCTAGCATGAAATACTTGGGCTTGAGTTTACCCAGGATTTTTACATACTGCCAGAATAGCTTGGAACGTGGGTCATCAAAGTGACCATGCCGTCCGGCACTACTGAATCCCTGACATGGACTGCCACCAATCAACAGGTCAATGCCACCCTTGTCTGCCATAGCATTGACCCAATTCATAAAGGCACGGCTGGTGCAGTCGCCTAGCTGTACAGTGTCGGGATAGTTAGCCGTCGCCACCTTGATAGCATACGGGTCTATCTCGCTGGCATAGTATTTGCCCACACTGATACCGGCACGGTCTAGGGCAATACGTCCACAGGACATGCCGTCAAACATCGACAGTACATTCATAGCCCGAACTCCTCTATGGCTTGTTGACGTAGGATGTTTAATTCATCCTGATACTCGTGATACCTCGACCAGTCATCATCTGTCAACTGTTCAACCTGTGTGTCTGTCAGCAGATGGTGTATCGAATACAGGTCAATGATATCACCATCTGCGTTACGGGGAAGCTGTACAAAATTACTGCGTTGCATTGAATGCCCTTTCTTGCATCTGTTGTTTAGCTTTACGGCTTGCCTTCCGGTTACGACGCCAGTCTTGCATGGCCTTAATCTTTTTCTTTACCGGAATCTTCTGGAACGTAGTTTCGTTTTTGCTTGTTACGGTCATAGCTGCCTTTACCTTTCTTTGGTGGTACGACACTTGCCCTGCGACGGGACAAGGCAAGTGCCTTTGCTACGGGATTGACTGGACGTATCTTAGCCACGGGCCACGAACTGTCCATTGCTGGCGTCACGCGACACCGACAGATAACCCTTGTTAGAAGAGAACGTACCCTTGTTCTTGTAGCGCGATGTGGTGCGCCGGAATTGCAGGTTCTCTACACCGATAGGGTTACGAATGATGGCCTTTACGTTTACAGTCTTTTTGAACATAGCGTTAGTTCCTTTCTGCCCTTGGCAGTTAGTGGTTGATGACTAGGTTTCTAAACTAGTCGGCTTGTGGGGTCAACCCCCTATTTGCATCTACTTGGCAACGCCCCGCTGGCATCGGTTATCTAGCGTCCTGCCCCCTTGTGATGCCTAGCTAGTAGGCTTTCCTGTTAGGCCGTCGGCTTTGTTGTGCCTTTCGATATTCGTATCATCACCCTTGAATGTGGCAAGAATATGTCAGTATCAAACTTTTTTTGCCTATCGTTTTGGGTGAGCGAGGAGCCGCTAGGCTCCCCACTTTTTGATGAATGCGCGTAGCTGTTTAGCTTCACGCTGCCACACCTGATAGTCTTCACTATCACGCTGGTACATCAGGTCTTCGAGATTGCACTGGCATATATCCAGCCAATTCTCCGCTTCCCTGATTAGGCCGTCGTCACTGTAGGCAGCGGCGACATCAGCCATCGAACCAGTCGGCAGCACACCGTCTGATGTGTCGATGTCCTCAAACTGGTAGACGAGGGCATCACACCGGAACGCTGCGCGTACGATGGGGCGAATAGGGTTGCTCATGGGACACCTCCTTTCGTGAGGGTTTGAGCGGTGGCCGCTAGGCGTGATTGCCTCGCGGTGTGAGTATAGAATGCCCCTAGATTGTGGCGCGATTGTGACAATCAAGTGATTATTTTGTGACCATTTCACTTTTTTGCGTCAACAATTTGACACCTCACCCCCACCCCCTGTCAATATATTGACGCCAGGAACCAGGTGTTTGCCCCTACTAAATTGTTTAGCCCCACCATATAATGTTAACCCCCTATAATAAAGTTAGCCATGTCTAACATTCTTTGCCCCATCTAATAAAGTTAGCCATGCCTAACATTGTTAGTTGCCCCACCGAATGTTAGCCCCACCTAACACTGTCAATATTTTGACACCAGGAACCAGGGATTTGACAAAATAAAAAGGCCAGCCGATGCGATACCGGCCAGCCCATTGTTTAGGGACGGTCAAACTTGCCGTCAGTGTAGTAATCCATCATGCGCCGGATATCGGCGGCTGATTTGCCAGCTAGGCCCGTTGCCACATAACGGGCATCGTCCCGCGATAGATGTTTCCTTAATTCACGATAGAGTTTTTGCGCTTTAGTCATGGGTGACATAATCCCTTTCATGTCGGTTGTATTGGTTAGACGTACGCCGCGACCATATTATTGACCGCGACATAACTTTTTTTGATTACAGTTTGAACATCCGCAATTTTGCTTCCATTCGGTCGCGCTGTTCAATGCCGGAACGTATCCACATATGACGCGCCGTCCTATGATTGCGCGTCCTGCTAACAGGCTTCAATGCCTTGTGACAGTGTTTGATAAATTGCCTATTGCTGGCAATCCTGCCACCCGCTGCCGTATCAATTCGCAGCATTTGAGCAAACATCATTTGCATTTTTTTGGTCCCTTCTATGGTCTCTAATGATGGTTAAAACTTCGCCAGACGTTTCAGCGTATGAGAACCAGTGACGGTCCCTTAACCATACTTTCCACCGGACAGGGCGAATGCCACGCGATTTATCACCGACACGCGCCGCGCCATGAACCGGCGTGATAACGTACCGTTCCGGCGTTATCCAAGAATTACCGACGCGCCTAGCGCCTAGCGTTTCAAAGGCTTTCATGGTCTATGCCCTTTCAATGGTTATCGTGTCGTTTTTGAAGGTCGCCAGATAATGGGTCGCGCCGTCCATAAATTCGGTCATAAACTTCCCGTTCAAATCGACAATGGGACGCGCTACCGTTCCGGCAATCTTGCCCTTCCTTTTGTCGCTGTCCTTAACGTCGGCAAACTGTAGGGACATGACTGGCGCGTTGCGGCGTTGCCCGTTACAGATGGCCGTGTAGTCAATCATAACACGCTTAAACCGTCGGCCATGATGAAAGCCATTCGCTTTCAAAATATCGCCTTCTATCCATACGCGCGCGTTCCCGCGATTATACGCTGTTTTGAATGTCTTTTGCATGTCGTGTCCTTTCGTTCTGTTAATAGGCCATTATTGGCTAAAGAATAAGCATGGCGACAATATGGCAATGCCGCCATGCTATGGTTTAGGCTATGCCGCAAAATTGTTTTTACCGGCACCATGCGCGGGAATGGCTATTGATTTGGCGGCAATGCTATTGCCAGCGCATAGCTTGCAGGCATGGCATTGCACGCGCTGTCCGGCTTCCTTACTGGCAGGGCAAAGTATCTCTTTACCGGCGATAATGTCGCGCACATTGGCGACAACCCTAAACGTCCTTTCACCATTGCGCCAAGCTTCACGCGCTTCCGCTTCTGTATCTGCCGACCGCATAACCATGTCCGGCCTATAGTCGGCACCCGTCACGCCAGACTGGTGACTGTATCCCGTCCAGCCGTCGGCATTTGATAGCAGGCTTTCCCAAATATAGGACGGGACGGCAGACGGGTCGCCATATGTGCCAAGCCTAACCATGCGATTTGCGCCTAGCTTGGCGATAGCGTCATGGCCCGTTGCGGTATCATAGACGCCACGCTGGAATGCCTTCCAGACAATCAAAACACCTTGCGCGATATTCACATAGCAGGACCGATTTTTTGCCAGTTTGCGCGTCGGGTCATTAGTCGGCGTCCCGCGATGGCGACACGCGCCACATATGGAATAGTCTGCGCCAGTCTTATTTGCGTCCCTTGGGTCTATGTCGCGGCATAAGATATAGGTTTGCACCATGTCGCCGGTTTTAGCATTGCCTGATTTGCGAATGGCAATGGCGACAATGGGCGTGCCGTCTAGCAGTGATGGTCCATCGTAAATAATCATGGGTCGCGTCCTTTCATATGCGCGTTAAAATTTTGTTAGGGGTCGTGATAGGTTATGAATGTGGCGGGAATAAGGCAACATGAAATTTTTTTCATGGGGTGGGGTGATTTTACAGCAATGGGGGTGCCTATTTTATATGCACCATCCTGCACAATTTTTGTGCAATCTTTCAAACCGCGCCATTCATTCGGCGGCAGATAGGCGACAAGTGATAGCATATCTCTTGCCATGCAATAAAAAAGGCAATCAAAACAAGATGTTACATCGTTTGTTCACCCTTTGTTCCAGGCCGTTCACCTTTTGTTCTATCCCGTGGCCGGACCACCACCCCCGTACCGTACGTACATATACATAGAAATACACAGATTAGGAAAATTGAGTGTTAACCACATAGGCAAATGATAAACACAGATAGTACAAGCGTAGACAAGTCAACACATATTTTGTCAGCAAAAGATAATTTTCTTCTTGACAGCATATAGTGAAGTGTGGTATAACTCTATTATTAGATGAGAACATTAAATGTCCTTAGAAAGATGTTAAAGACATTATATGATAGCATTAAATGCTACATCTAATAACCCCCTACTGGACTAATTTGTATTTTTTATAAAAAAGTAGTTGACAATGGGAAAGAAATCTGTAAAACTATACACAGACAACGTGTTGGATGCATTCTATGATGCTATTAAGAACAACACATTACATAATTTGCATATACCCCACAGTGATGTGTTCTATGTAAGGCAAGCTGTGGAGGCACATTATGGTCGTCCTTTCACATTGAAACACGTTGAGGCTGCAATGAAAGCCGA